TGCCTCAACTGTAGGAGGCAGGAATCCTTCAACTAAAGCTTCAAACTTTTCAAATGAATCTGGCCCACCCGAGCGTGGGTCAATGTCAATTACAAAAAATCCACTTGAACGACACATGACACCGATGTTCATGTTTGGGTCTCTGTCCCACCAAGAGTTTACAGTTGCAGCGTCTGTAGTTGCAAACTTGTTCCACTCTGGAAGTGATGGGTGCTTGCCTACGTCTTTTGGTTCAACGTGAGCGCCGCCGCAAGTACAGCGGCCTCCGACGATTCCGTAGCAAGGAAGTATTGACCAGTTATTAGTCGCGTACCAACTCGCAGCAGGACCTAAACGTCCCTCTGCTGATTCCCATACGCTCATATGTGATTACCTTGCTCTAGCATCTTTGCGTCGTTAACTCCAATCAAATCTTAATGTACTGCGCTGCTTTAGCAGAGAAGCTCTATCATATCACTTTTGTGCAAAATGTGTTACCTGGCGAATATAAAGGGTACTTGCCGTAAGTGTACACTACATTTCACTTAAATTACTCTTTTTATCATTAACTACTTATTCCACTTAATATACAATTTATCCACTATCACCATTTATCTGAGAGGCACTATTCTCTATGCAAAGCGTTTCAATGCAGATAGGCTTTGTTGCCGCCTGTGTCGGTGGAATTACTTTTTTAATTGGCTTCCTGTACTCTGTGTATAAGGTGATCCGTAGGGTAGAATCTGCCATCGGTACGGATGAAAAAGGAAGAACCGTTTCTGAACGTATGGAAAGAGTCGAGTACCAGCTCTGGGAAAATGGCGGAAGCTCACTTGCCGATAGGGTAAATACCATTGGAGCTCACGCAGACCAGATGGCGGTAGAAGTTAAGTTTATCAAAGATGTGCTCCTTCGTCTTTTGGATATGCCTGAGATTGAAGTTGAGCCTGCAGTAAAGAAACGCACAAGAAGCAAAAAAGTAGAGGCCTAAAGAAGCAGTTTATTTGCTTATATAATTATTATATAGGTACTTTGAATTATCTGTATAAGTACAACATGCCGATAAGGTTGTAGGCAAGTATGACTTGTAAAGTTCTAGAAACTATAGCGTTAAAACCACGCTAAGCTTGCACCTATAGGTTATAGTTTACTCTAACATAACCTGTTAGGAGAAACAAGCGTATGTCATTGATACAAAGACTTGAAAAAGAGGCAGGTAAATCAAGGCCTGGATTGGCTTGTAGAGTTGGATCCATACTTCTTAGCAACGATATGACTAAAGAAGATAAAGAGTATCTTAAGAAAGTATTAGAAACTCCAGCCGATGATCCAGCTCGAATACCTACAACGGCAATAACGCAAGCGCTTCGTCAAGAAGGTTTTGACGCAGGTCCCGCGGCGATAAATCGTCATCGTAGACATGAGTGTCGTTGCTACGGCTCAAGCCCAAAGTTTAATTTAAGAGAAGAAGAGGCTTAGTCCGGTGGCTTTTTCTGACAAGCTTGAAGATCTTTTATCAGCGCCAACCTCTTCTTTCGCAAGAAGAGCACGCCCAAGTTACCCGTCTGGCTGGGAGCCAGGGGTTCTACATGGAGAAGATGGCGTTCTTACTGTAACCACAGATAGAATTCCAAAGATAGAAGATGAAGATTCTTGGAAGGCCGCGGTTGAGTCTCTAGGCGTTGCCGTGCCTGAAGGTTGGGTAGTTAGACCGTTTGAAGCGCGATACGACCCTGCTGTTTGGCACCGTGATGAAGAGGGCGCCGACGCGGTGACGCGCCCTGTATGGCGATATAGGTTTAAGATAGAGCAGGCTTACGCGTCGGACATTAACTTTGAAGAGCTAATCGAGCTAGTTTCTAAGCATAAGGCAAAGAAGCCATCGGACGCAGAAATAGGTACTCAGCAATGGGTTCTAGCAACTGGCGACTGGCAGCTTGGTAAGATCGATGGCGACGGAGTAGAAGGCACCGTAAAGCGTATCCTTGAATCTACAGATCGCTCAATTGAACGTATTAAAGAACTAAAGCGTCTAAAGAAGTGGCCTGGTAACGCGGTGCTTCTTCTAACAGGCGACTGCGTTGAAGGTTTCGTTTCACAAGGCGGCGGAAATACATGGCGCACTAACTTAACAATGACAGAGCAAGTTAGACTTTATCGCCGATTAGTTTTCGAGATAGTTACACGTTTAGCAGGAGAAACTGAGAATCTTCTTGTAGTTGCTGTACCTGGCAACCACGGTGAGACAGTTCGCCTGATGGGTAAAATGTCTACTCGTATGGATGATTCATGGGATATTGACGCGGTAATCGCGGTAGCCGAGACACTACAGCAAAATAAAGCAGCCTACGCACACGTCAAGTTTGTCACTCCTTCAAAGGATGAAGGCACTATCGTATTAGACCTAGGCGGAACCATTACCGCTATTGCCCATGGCCATCAAGTCAAAGGTGGCAACGTTCCTAAGTGGGTTGCAGAGCACGCAAAGAATATGGCGCCAGTCGGAGACGCTCACCTAATCGTTACCGGTCATCACCATCATCTACACATCCAAGCGATGGGACCTCGCACTTGGATACAGGTTCCTGCCATGGAATCAGAGTCAACTTGGTGGCGTGAAAAGACAGGAGAGGTATCTCCTCCAGGTATGGTAAGCATGCTTGTAGGCGCGAGAACTTGGTCTGATCTAGCAGTTTTATAAATATTTTCTCTGCTATAACCAAGTAAATAGTATAAAGTTTTGGTAGTATCTACTTGTAGTCTGCTATAGGTAGCAGTGCGCTAGCTTGCACTTGTGCCGTGCAACAGCGAAAGAACGGAGCGTCTGTGCCAAGTTGGTCTGAAGATGTAGTAACGCGTACCGTAGTTGGCACGTATCTTACTGCCAATAGTACAGCAGGACAAGGCACGGTAACCTTTACTCCTACGACTGTAGTTTATGACCCGAATAACGCGGTTGTTCTCAGTGGCGCAGTTACCGCTACGTTAAACGCTTCTGGCACTTTTTCACTAGAGCTTCCTACTACTGATAATCCTCTTCTTACACCTTCAGGTTGGGCTTACGAAGTTGCAGTCCGTATCAACGGAGTCAAGTCTGTAAACGTAAGAGTGTTTCTTCCTCTTGGCGACGGCTCAGACATTGATCTATTTTCTCAGATTGCAAGACTAGTCCCTTCAAATACCTATGCTGCAGCAGCAGGCGGAGGAACTTCCTCAGCACGAGGACCTATCGGTCCTGCGGGTAACACAGGTGCAACTGGCGCAACAGGCGTAGGTACAACTGGCGCAACAGGCGCGACCGGCCCGGCAGGAGCTCCAACAGGAGCAACAGGTGCAACTGGTCCAATAGGAAGTACTGGTTTAGCTGGAAGTACTGGTCTAACTGGCGCGACAGGTTTAACAGGTCTAACAGGAGCAACAGGAGCAACTGGTAGAACAGGCTCAACTGGAGCAACAGGCGCAACTGGTTCACAAGGTGTATCAATAACATTTAAGGGAAGCGTTGCAGCAGTTGTTAATCTGCCAGCTTCAGGTAACACGGTAAACGACGCTTACATTGTAGACGCTGATGGTGATTTGTACGTTTGGAGTGGTTCTGCTTGGGCAAGCGTAGGTCAGATCGTTGGACCAGCTGGCGCAACAGGAGCAACAGGCGCAGGGCAAACAGGAGCAACAGGCGCAACTGGTGCAGCTGGCGCAACTGGTGCAGTTGGTAATACCGGTGTAACAGGCGCAGGGCAAACAGGTGCGACTGGTTTAACTGGTATGACCGGTATGACTGGCGCAACAGGAGCAACAGGAGCAACAGGAGCAACAGGCGCAGGGCAAACAGGCGCAACGGGAGCGGTTGGAAACACCGGCGCTACTGGTGCAATCGGTGCAACTGGTGCTGGTGCAACTGGTGCAGTTGGCTTAACAGGTATGACTGGAGCAACTGGAGCAACTGGTGCAAGCGTTACTGGTAACACAGGTGCGGCTGGTTTAACAGGTATGACTGGTGCGACTGGTGTAACTGGAAATACAGGACCAAGCGTAACAGGCGCAACTGGTTTAACTGGTATGACTGGCGCAGTCGGCAATACTGGTGTAACTGGTGCAACTGGTGCAACTGGTGCAAGCGTTACTGGTAACACAGGTGCGACTGGTTTAACAGGTATGACTGGTGCGACTGGTGCGACTGGTGCGACTGGTGCAAGCGTTACTGGTAACACAGGTGCGACTGGTTTAACAGGTATGACTGGTGCGACTGGTGCGACTGGTGCAACTGGTGCAAGTGTAACTGGTAATACTGGTTTAACGGGCATGACGGGCGCGGTTGGAAATACTGGTGTAACTGGGGCAACTGGTGCAACGGGCGCAGGGCAAACAGGTGCGACTGGTTTAACTGGTATGACCGGTATGACGGGTGCAACTGGAGCAACCGGTGCTGGAGCAACTGGCGCGGTTGGTAACACGGGTGCGACTGGTTTAACAGGTATGACCGGTATGACTGGTGCGACTGGCGCAGTTGGTAATACAGGTGCGACTGGTGTAACCGGTGTGACTGGCGCAGGTGTTACCGGAGCAACCGGTGCGACAGGTGCAGCTGGCGCTGGCTCATCGATGTACATCGAGCGCTATCAGGTACAGACAACAAGCGGCGAAGAATTTTATCTGCAGTCGTACGACGTTGATCAAAAGTCAGCTCTTACGTGGAGTCGCGCTACTACTACAATAACAGTTACCTCTACCTCTCACGGTTTAACAACAGGCGACCGCATTATTCTTCGCAACACAAACGTAGCTGCCGCGCAGTCATTAACCGTCACTGTCTCCGACTCAAATACATTTACAGTCACCGTTTCTAACACAGGGACAAGCAGCGGCACAACCGGAGTTTATTCACGTGGATATAACATGGCGCGTGTTTCTTCAACAGTGACTTTATACGCTCCCACAGGTGGCGGTGTAACGCTAATCGGTGGAATGATGCGCTTGCCTTCAAGTGTTGCATCACCTTTGATCTTTAACTACGCAGCCGTTGGGCTCAACTCTTCAGCCGCAGATAGGTATCCACCGATGATCTTTGGTTGGCGTGAAGATACATTAGCGCAGTCACAGCCTAACTCTAACTTAGCAACACTAAGCGGTTATGATCAACTATCAATCGTAATGGCTGCCGCTAACCGAACTATTAGATTTACATTTGCGTAAAGGAGGATAGTAAATGACAAAACCACTATCCGGTCGCTTTGCAGTAACATCAGTATCTACAGTATCAGCAGGTATCTACAGCGTATCTGGCAACTTTAGCGATGACTCTGGACTGTACGGCCCGGGAGACGTTGCTGTCGGTCAGCGCATTTATCTTTATGATAGTAACGCAGGTGCAATTCGCTATGAGATTACAGCGTTAGTTAGCGTAGCATCTAATCCTATTAGCTTAACAGTAGCTTGGGACTCTGCAGGAGCAGCAATTGAGCCTCCTGGTAGCACAGGTGTAATCCTTGCGGTTACAACTAATCTTCTTCTCCCAGAGCAGCCTTCGTTTACTCAACAAGGAATTGATGAACTTCTTGCAGCAGGTATTATCGCGGAGACGTATCGCGAGCAGCTTGATTCACTTTCAGGCATCACCGGGTCACTTGGCGACTACATCCCGCTTACACAAAAAGGTCAAGCATCTGGTGTAGCTGAGCTTGATGTTAACTCAAAAATTAAGATTGCCCAGCTTCCTGGCCTCGCGATTACCAATACCTACGCTGTTGCGACAGAGACAGCGATGCTTCAGCTTGACGTTGAAGTCGGCGACATTGCAATTCGCTCAGACATTAGTAAGACGTTTGTTTTTGCGGCTAGCGCACTTGAGGTAACAACAAAGCAGATTAGCACCAACACCGCAACGATTACCACAGGAACCGTGCATGGAATAACAACAGGAGACACGGTTGTTATATCTGGCGTTGACGCAACATTCAACGGCACATATACAGTAGCATCTACACCTACCAGCACTACTTTTACATACACAAAGGTAGCAGGCAACACTGGGCCAACTGCCGTGTCTCCAGTAGGCTCGGCAGTAAGCAAGCACAACTGGTTAGAGCTTCTTAGCCCAACAAGTGCAGGAGCAACGGGAGCAACCGGTCTTACTGGTGCAACAGGTCCAACAGGCACAAACGGAGCAACCGGTGCAGTTGGTTTAACAGGTGCAACTGGTGCAACAGGCCTTACAGGCGCAACTGGTGCAACAGGTTCAACTGGTGCGACCGGTGATGCATTTGGAATTTATTACTTAGGAAACTACAACCCATCGTCTGGCTATGTACCAAACATTGCAGTAGTAAGAGGCTCAGATGGACAACTTTAT